TGGATTGAGGCGCAAACAACAACGCCGTCATTAATTTATCACGTGAATATAGCGGGACTGCCATTCCTTTGATAAATACAGTGTGTGCAGAGAGAAAATCTAACTCATCTGCAGGACGAGCTACTAACGAGTCTGTCGTCGCAATAATTCCAACATGTTTCCATGCATCAATTACTGACACTGCGTTGTAGAAACCATGAGCTGTATCTGAAACAGTCCATGTATTATCATCTCCAACTAATGCTTTAGCTGTATGATCCTCAAACGATCTATAAGTTCTAAGCTCATCTGGACACTTTACTATCCATGCAAAAGCAAGAAATGTGTATAAAATCAACGTATTATCCGTTACTGTACTTACACATCCTGATGGCATTCCTAACTTCTTCATGACCATAATTCCTTCTGGTGTTAACACCAAAGTATGAATCAAATTGCGGTAATATGTTCTAACTCTATTAAAATTCTCCTGGGTACGAAACTCCGGAGCATACATCTTCCATCGCAATTGGGCGCAACCCCAGATCATGAATTGTCTTATAGACGAATCATATTGAGTCTCATCCATGGCATAACCATTTGGGAATACATTAAGTTTGTGATACAACTTATCCCAATTTCCTTTAAGAGGAGACATTCCAATTGATGAAGATGTTACCGTATGTGACGCATACATCTTTTCATTCTGGTCAACAAACAATCTATTACCCTGCACGGTCGCATCTGCAGCACCGGCGGTAAATGTTCGTTGTGAATTCTCATCAATTTTCTCTTGTGGTCGTAACTCTTCTTTAAGTGAAGACGAAAAGATAGTGGTCCATTTTGGATCCTCCGCTAATCTTTTCCAATCCTCTTCCAACCAATCCATAATCCCTGGATCTTTGTCAAATAGCTCCCTTTTAGTAGGGAACTCTCTATTAAAAGGAAAACCACTGGATGTAGACATATCTAGTCTATCAACAGCTTCCTGCAACGTTAACACACGGGAATTACCCATGTATGGAAGAAAATGCTGCTCAGTCCAAGACCAAGCCAAATTCATTTTCTTTACAATTTCTTCAGACATCAAAACTTCAGCCTTACCATATTTTGCCAGCGATTTGTATGCTGCAGCCTCATTAGGCACTGGTAAGTTCCATGCTGGTGATATCTTAATTTTCTCTTGATCAAGA